AACTTCTTAGTTGACTTTTCACAAATCTTTTGTCTGCTTTTCAGATTCATTTGTAAAACAAGACTCCTCACCACCACCACCAACACATCACCACCATTCTCACAAAATGGAACGACTTGCTGACCTCTTTTCTGATCTGTCGATCTCCCGACCTCAGAACAACCTCCAGTTCGTCTCCTTCGACCCCCATGTCTCTCAAACTCCCCCGTTTCGAGTTGAACACAACGATCTCTACTGGGTTTGTTTTGGCATCACTTTTGCTGCCATCTGCTCCCACGCGTTTTTCTTCAACCTCCGAAAGCTCCAACACATCCTTTACGGATACCGCCGCTCCACCTCGGACGCTGCCAAAGCTGAAGCCTTTCTGATGAAATACGACGTCCCCGAACATCCCATCATCAAAGACGATCATTACTACTTCGCTCTCGATTGGATCACCGAGAAATTCCGTCCCCACTGGAAAATGCATCCCGTGCATTTCACCGACCTCCGATGGTACCCTTGGAAAACTGACACCAACGCAGAACGCCCTTACTCCGTCGACCCCGAACTCCGAGAACAACTTCGACTACGCAAAGAAGCTGGACTCATCCGCAACGCAAAGCCTTCATTCGCTAACTTGTACACGGATATCTTTCTCCACGCTCGCAAATTGCTCCACAACGTCAAAGAAGGTCTCATCTCTCACTACCCTGACAACATCCAACTGCACGTCAAACCTGCCCTTGTTGAATCAGACCAACCCGACAAAGTCCGAACAGTCTGGGGAATCCCCAAATACTTCATCTTCTCCGAAGCAATGTGGTTTTGGCCTCTCTTCTCCCACTACTTTTCCATCAAGCAGTCCCCTCTGCTCTGGAACTACGAGACTCTCAACGGCGGCTGGAACCGACTGAACTCCGAGTATCTTGCTCAGTTCAAGCCCACCCACCCCGTCATCAACACCGATTGGTCCGAATTTGACATGCGTGTCTATTTCTCCGTCTGGCGCGACATCATCGCGAAAGTCGAAACGTACTTCTGCTTCTGCGGACGCTACTGCCCGACCCGAACCTACCCGGACCCGAAATCAGACCCCTCACGCCTCCGACGTCTATGGAACTGGACCATGCAAGGATACTTCAATCTTTTGTGTGTTTCACCCCTTGGCCGCGTTTCGCCGTCTCTGGGCTGGAATGCCATCTGGTATCTACTGCACTCAGTTCTTCGACTCCTTCTACAATGGAGTTATGTTGATCACCTGCCTCTCTGCCCTCGGCTACGACATCCCTAACAACTTCTTTTTGAAGCTAATGGGTGACGACGCTTTATTCCACATCTTGAATTTCGTCGACGTAACTGAGCTACCCTCGTTCTTGACCCGATTATCGGAAGAAGCCTTCCGTCGATTTGGATCCAAGCTCAGCGCTGAGAAGTGCAAAACAAGCTCATCAATTATGGGCGCCTTCGTTCTAGGTTACAAAAACTGGAACGGCTGGCCCACCCGCGATGAAGCTGAACTGCTCGCTCGCCTCCTCCACCCCAAAAGCACCCGTGACGCACCCGACCTGCTCATGGCTCGCTGCATTGGGATAGCTTTCGCTGCATGCGGTAACTCCCACGTTATCCGTATCTGCCACTACATCTTTTCCGACCTTAAAGCGAAAGGATACAAAGCTAACATCAAAGGCCTCGCAAGCATGTACGACCCGCTAGGAATCAGATTGACTGAAATCGATTTGCAATCCTTCCCTTCGTATGCTGAACTCACCTGCCGAATCTCAGGACCGAGTCACCGATCACCCGAAATCCAATCCCGCTACTGGGATAGGAACCACTTCCTTTTGGAAGCTGGACAAGTGAACGGATGCACATGAACTGCATATCAATTTAGTTCTTC